CTACGGCGACGACGTCGACGATCAGGAGGACGCCGACAGCTGGCGGGGCGCGATCCAGCAGGGTGGCGCCAGTTCTTACTACGACGGTGACACATCATGAGTGTGAGAGCAACGCTGATCAGGTGGATCGCTCGCATGCTGCTCCTGTCCGTCACGGCGGCGGCGGACTGGGACGACGTCGAGCTCCAGGAGCACGTCGACGACGATCGCCTCGCTGCCGAACTCGACTGGGAGGCGATCGACGTCTACGACCACGTTGACGAACACCGGCATCTCGCGGGCCCGACCGAGGTCCTCCACGACCTCGAAGACGACGCCGATCGGATCTATGTCTGGCAAGTCGAATCGCCGGAAGCAGAGCAGCAGCTCCACCGCCAGATCGTCGACGAATACCGCCGGGAGTTCGGGCGCGAACCGCAGGCAGCGCACTTCGTCGTTCACGACCTAGAACGCCTACGGGAGTTCGATCCGGATCGGCTGGCCGCGTACGTCGACCCCGCGAAGGCAGGGGGTGAGGTCTGATGCCCGTCTTCTCTCCGTCGGGTGGCGGGGCATCTGCCGGCGACGTCGACGTCGACGACGCGCCCCGGGCGGGGAAGATCCCGCGCCAGTTTGCGTTTCGGACCAACCAGGGCATCCCGCGCTTCGAGGACCTCCTCTCGCTGCGTGTCCTGGAGCGCTCGCCAACGATCAGCCTGCCGATGAATACGGTCCGCACACAGGTCACGACGCCGGACTGGGGCGTCCGACCGAGCGTCGAGAGCCCGGGTCGCGACCACGAACAGGCGGCCGAGGAACTGGAGAAGTTCCTCCACGGGGGCTTCAACCGGAACGGGCAGAAGTTCGAGAACCTTCTGAAGCTGCTGGTCACGGACCTCCTCTCGCCGGACACTGGGACGCTCGAGCTCGTCCCGACGGAGACCCCCGTCTTCGATGACGACTCGCACGGCCTTGCCGAGATTTACCATCTCGACGGGATCACGATGGTGAAGGAGCTGGACGAGCACGGGATCATCCCAGAGCCGCCGCAGCCGGCGTACTACCAGTTCGCCCCTCGAAGCGCGCTGGGGTACCCCGACTGGGACGACGTCTTGGACGCGCTTGGGAGCCATCGGACGTCGTCGATCCTTCGGGCGTACGGGCGCCAGCAGCACAACCCAATCCCGTTTTCTCGTGACCAAGTCGTCTGGATGGAGCGCAACCCGCAGACGGCGACCAACTACGGATTCGGAAGGGTCCAGCAGGTTCGAAAGTGGGCCGAGATCCTCCTGAACGTTGACCTCTCGAATAACAAATACTTCAGCGATAATCAGATCCCGCAGGGGATCATGGCGATCGCCTCGGGGTCGGAGACAGAACTCCGTCGGAACCGGCAGTACATGCGGGACACGATCCGAGGCGAGACGGATCACATCGCGCCGATGTTCGACGCGACGCCCGACCAGATCGACTGGATCCCGATTCAGGGCACGCCCGAGGAGCTGCAGTTTCTGGACTCCCAGCAATGGTACCACAAACTGACCTGGTTCATCTTCGGGCTCAACCAGGGCGAAATCGGCGACTTCGAGAGCGGTAATCGTTCGATGGGCAAGTACCACGCCCGGCAGGTCTTCCGCCAGACGACGAAACCCTTGATCGACGACATCGTCGCGACGTTCAACGACGCGATCCTCCCGGCACACGAGGCCTACTGGCGCGTCGATGGCGAGGTCGAGTTCTACGCAGATCTCGAGCACGAGCAGATGGAGGAGCTGAAACGGCAGCGTCAGCAGGAGGATCTGGCGAACGCCTTGACGACGCCCAACGAGATCCGTCGCGAAGAGGGCAAGGAGGAGCTCCCGTGGGGCGATATGCCGCCGGCAGCCCGGGAGGCGATGGCACGCAAACATCCCGAGTGGGCGGCCGAACACTGGGGGGATGTCGATCCCGAGGACCTCCCCGACTCGGGCTTGGGGGATCTTGACCTGATGTCGCCCCAGGAGCGTCAGGGGTCGTCGGCATCGGCCACAGCGCTCCCAGCTGAGGACGGCCGCGACCACGGCCAGGACGGCGTCGACGTCCAAGACGACGAGGAGCGCGAAGAGGGAAACTGGACCCCGCCGGCGACCCGCGCTGACGACGCCGGCGGTGACCGTGGCGTCGAGGCCGAACGGCGACCCGA